TTGCAATGTATCTACAACAAAGCGCATACTAAAATTGAAAAGGTACATTTTATCACAGCAAACTTAGTGCGTCCAGCCAAATGTAATAAAGATGGCGAAATTGATACTTACTACTATTCGGACAATTGGGCAGACGTTAAGAAGTTTCCACCAACGGCAATCCCCGCCTTTGGCACTTCTAAAAAAGAAATCGAGTTGCTACGTATTATGCCGTTTTCAGTTGGGTTTAAATATTTCGCACCCGTTGATTATCAGGGTTGCCTACCTTATACGATCTTAGAAGAGGAAATTGCAGACTATTTGATCAATGAAGTTCAAAACCATTTCAGTGGAAGTAAGGTTGTGAACTTTAACAACGGCGAAGCGGCAACGGATGAGCAAAGAAAGCAATTAAGCAACAGGGTACAGAATAAACTAACAGGAAGTCAGGGGCAGAAAGTTATTGTGTCATTCAATAGCAACGTCGAAAACCGCACAACAGTTGAGGACATTCCTTTAAATGACGCTCCAGATCATTATGAATTCCTTTCTAAAGAATCGAAACAAAAGATTTTGATAGGACATAACGTCACTTCGCCTATGTTGGTTGGTGTCGTTACAGATAACCAAGGTTTTTCGAGCAATGCGGATGAGATCGACGTAGCGGCTAAGTACTTTTACAACACTTCAATCAAACCTTTTCAAGATTTAATCATTGAAGCGGTGGATAAGATTTTATCATTTAATGGTGTTACGGGCTTAGACATCTATTTCAAGCGTTTAAACTTACTTGATTCAGTTGAGGAAGAACACCAAGCGCAGGAGGAAAGTGTTGGGTTTTCTTTGAGTTCACACTTACAAGATTTTATTGATGAATTCGGCGAAGACGAAAGCGATGATTGGGATTTGATCGACTTCAGAGAAGTTGACTATGAGGTAGACGAAGATTTGGATGCGCAAATTGCTGAATACGAAAAAGAGTTAACTAGCAAAAAAGAATCTTTGCTTAGTAAGATTTATCGGTTCGCTACAGGAACAGCTAGACCGAACTCTGAAAGCGAACAAGATCGAGAAATAGACGGTTTTTATTTTAAGGTGCGTTATAAGTACGTAGGCAACGAAGCGCCAGAACGCGACTTTTGTCGTCAAATGATGCGAGCTAATAAAATATATCGTAAGGAGGATATTTTACGAATGGAAGCGCAAGGTATAAACAAGAGCCACGGACACAACGGAGAGCCTTATTCTATATGGTTATACAAAGGCGGTGTTTCATGTCATCACAAGTGGGAGCGTAGAACGTATGTAAGCACCTCAAAGAATGCTTCGATAGGTTCGCCTAAGACTAGAGAGATAGACCAAATGAAAGCAGCAGGCTTTGGATATGTAGTTAAGAATCCTTCCGATGTTGGACGTATGCCAAAAGATATGGAAGACCAAGGACACCACCCAGATTACAGAAAATAATGGCAAAAGCACTATTAATAACTAGAGCGGACATCGTAAAGAAAACCGCGTTGAATGGTAACGTTGATACAGACGAATTTATTCAGTTTGTGGAAATCGCGCAGGACATCCATTTGCAGAATTATCTTGGTACGGACTTACTCGAAAAGATTCAAGGGTTAATTGTGGCGGGAACTATTGAAGATATTGGAAACGTTTTATACAAAACGCTACTTAACGACTATATCAAGGATATGTTGATACATTGGTCTTTATATGAGTACTTACCATGGGCGGCGTATACAATCGCGAATAAGGGCGTTTATAAGCATCTAAGCGAAAATGCACAAGTTGCGGATAAAAACGAAATTGACTATTTGCAAGAGAAACAAAAGACGTTCGCTAACAATTACACGGAGCGATTCATTCAATACATGAGCATTCACGCTGGCAGCGACTTTCCAGAATATTACAGCAACACCAACGAAGATGTAAGCCCCGACAAATTAACAAATATCACAGGATGGGAAATATAAGAACGTACAAACCTAAGAAGGAAAACGAGATTAAATTACTAACCTATTTAAAAAAGATTAAACATGGCGGACACAAAAATAAGTGATTTAACGGTAGCGGGTGCCAATATTGGAACGGAGATTGTGCCAGTAGTACAAGGTGGATCAACAAAAAGAACAACTACTCAATTTATATCAGATTTAGGAAGTAGTTCAGGATTGATAGGAACGTACACTTTCGGCGGTGGAGGTTCTGGAGATATAGCTTCCATGACGTTTAACAATGGTTATCTAACAGCAGTAACATTAGTACCATAAATGCAAGCATATTACAACATACTAACAAACCTAAAAGCGAAACTCGAAGCAGACGAGTTCGTAAATACGGTGACGCAAGGCGATATTTTCGACATTGACTTAACTAAACAAACGATATTCCCTTTAGCGCATATCATTGTAAACGACGTAACCAAGGTAAAAAATATTTTACAGTTCAATGTTACTGTGATGTGTATGGATATCGTTGATTTGTCCAAAGATGAAACGACGGATATTTTCTTAGGTAACGACAACGAACAGGATGTACTTAATACACAGCTTGCGGTTGGTCTTAGGTTAGTCGAGTTATTGGAAAATGGAAGCGGCAACACGCAGTTTATGATGCGTGGCGAACCTACTTTTGAGGGGTTTACAGAACGTTTTGAGAACAACATAGCTGGATGGGCAGTAACGTTTGATATTCACGTCCCTAATACAATGACATCGTGTGATGATACGGCAACGGGAGTAGTTTGTTATCCTGCTAATTATACCGTAGAATACGCAAATGGAACTTTGATTGAAAGTGGAACGATTCCAAGCGGAGGAACTAAAACGGTAACCGTTCCGAATTGTCCAGATATAGAAGATGCAACATGGACGCTTAGAGACGAAAGCGGTACAACTATAAGCACTGGAACAATAGCAAGCGGAGGCACTGCGAATATAACAGCACCGAGCGCGAATATTCAGAACAGTGACGGCACGTATAACGTGGACGTGGTTTCAGATGGTTCGTTAGTACTTCCAAACTCTGACGTAATTATAAACGACAACAATGAAGGTAGCATTGTAAGTATTACAGATGTAGACATTAACCTCACAGACAGCGGTGGCACTGTAACGCCTGACAGCGTGACGATAACAGGCAACACGGTTGCTATTGTATTGCCTGACGCGGTTGCTTCGGTTGTTGGTGCTAAAATATTAAAGACAGGGCAAACGACATCCTATGCGACAGGAGATGACGGAGATTTACAAGAGGGTAGAGACGTTGATTTTTTTACCTTAAACTACGCAAACCCGTTCGGCAACACCAATAGATTCACGGATGAATTAGGTGGATCGGCATATATAAATAATATCGTAATAGATTGGAGTACTTATGATGGAAGTACTGTTTTGGGGTATTATAGAACAGCGGGGGGTGCGGACATCTGGTCTGACGCTGTAGCTAACGCAGCAGCAACTTCAGTAGGAACTTTTACTTCTGGCTGGAGACTAACCAACATGAACGAACTTCATAACCTAGCTAAAATTAATTCCGGAGCCATAAGTGGACAAGGTAGGGCGTTTAATTGGTCACCAATCAATCAAGGAAACTCTAACACAAGGTACTGGACAAGTTCAACGCTAGACCAATACACCAATCAACCCTACTATTTTTCAAATTCTTTTGGCGGCGGTGGTATTTCAGCAACACAATCATATGCATGGATAGCTTGCCGAACATTCACAGTAACAGGAACAACTTTAACTTAATAACAATGGCAACTTATAAATTTGAACAATTTAATACTGAGATCGTAAACCCTAAAATTACGGTTGATTTAAACGCTATACAGGTACACGCGGAAAGAAGCACCATATCTTTAGTAGTAACGCTTGAAACTTCAAACGCTAAAATTTACGGGGTTGAACTAAAAGAGATTCCAGTTAGTAACTTAAATTATGAAGGCGCTGAAAACTTAATGGATAGAGCCTTAGAAGGACTTCAAAAGCATATAGTTTAATGAAACAATTAGAATTAATACAAAAATACGGTGCGCCTGCTGTCATGTTCTTTTGGTTGTTGGCTGTTCAATTAGAAATGAATGATTTGAAGGTACGTTTATACGACTGCAACGATAACCGAATAGAAGATTATAAAAACAGTACGAGATTTCAACATTTGTCACTAGGTTATTCGGCTGTATTACCTAAACCAATTCGCATAAAAAGGAGGTCATGAGCAATAAACAGAAATTTATCATACTAGCAACAAAGGCAGTTTGCGGAGTAGCGGGCGGTGCGCTTGTATTGACAGAAAACCATCCTTATCTTGCGCTTGCTATATTAGCAATAGGAGCAGCAGCAAACGAAGCGATTATTTACTTCAAGATTAAGCAATGAGTAAATCAGAAGAGTTATAAAATCAAAATTATGAAAGTAGTCATACTGGACTGTGGTCACTCAGGAATACTAAACGGCGTATATCAAACAAGTGGCAAGCGTTCACCCATTTGGGAAGATGGCACGCAGTATTTTGAAGGCGAGGGAAACCGCCAAATAGGACACGCAGCCGCGCAATATCTACGGCATTTGGGATGGACTGTGTTGTTTACAGTTGAGCCAAAGGATCCAACCGACGTAAGCCTATCCGAACGAATCAAACAATCTAACGCCTTTTACCGTAAACACCCAGAAGCGTTTCAAATTTCGATCCATTCAAACGGTTTCAGCAAACCAACCGCTAACGGTTACGAGGTATTCACTTCCAAAGGGCAAACGAAAAGTGATAAGATAGCGCGTATTTGGCTAGAGCAACACGGGAAAAAGTTTCCAGACTTAAACAACCGAGGTCACAAAGAAGCTAATTTTGCCATGAACCGCGTACATTGTCCGAGCATACTAATAGAATCCATGTTTCACACAAACCCCGAAGAGTGCAAAATACTACTTTCAAGAGAAGGACGCGAAAAGATAGCAATAGGAATAGTTGAAACTTGCGAACGAACATATAAAGAACTATGAAATACCTATACATCATATTAGCCGTTTTAACGCTCTCTAGTTGTTCGGGGTACTATCACATTAAGCAAGCAAAGAAACACACACAGAAAGCAATTAATAAAGGCGTAGAGCCATTGAACGACACAACCTTTGTAACGATATCAGATACGATCACAGAAATTGACACCATAGACAACTATATCCGCATCACTAAAACAATACGCGATACGATTAAAGCTGAATGTGAAACTGTTTATATCGCTAAATCACGAGTTGAAGTACGCCAAGAGAAAAAAACCGAGCGCACACAGATTAGACAGGATGAAAAGACGGAACGCAAGCAAGCGAAAGAGGAACGTAAAAAGGCTGTAAAGGTTGCTAAACAGGAAGCAAAGCGTTCGTTCTGGTGGTTATGGTTTTTGATAGGTTTTGGAGTTTGTTTTATTTTACTTAAATTTGACAGTATTATAAAACAAGTTTCTAAACTATGAAAGATAACCGATATCGACTAAAGAAAGATGAAGAAAGTATTATACAAGAATACAGACGCTTAAAAGACGAAGCCCAAAAACAGGGTGTACCACTAGAAGATATCAAACACGGCTGGTTAAAGTCCGACAAATCAAGCCTATTTTTCAAAAACCCAAATTTCAAAGATGAACAACAAAAGGAAAGCGAAAGTTTACGTTCTGCGTTACTTGCGGAGTTTTCGCAACTTGCACCTAAATACTCTAAAGTAAAGCGTAAGAAATCGACAGACGGTCACTTGCTTGTGATTAGTCCAGCAGATGTACATATTGGCAAACTTTGCACCGCATTTGAAACAGGCGAAACGTACAACCAACAGATCGCAGTTAAACGCGTAATGGAAGGCGTACAAGGAATACTAAATGAGTCAAGCGGATGGAACATTGATAGTATTTTGTTTATCATTGGAAACGATATCTTACACACTGACACGCCAAGACGAACGACCACAAGCTTAACGCCACAAGATACTGACGGAATGTGGTACGAAAACTTTCTAACAGGGGTACGGCTTTACGTTGACATTATAAACACCCTAAAGCAAGTTGCAGACGTTCATGTATGCTTTAACCCAAGTAACCACGATTATACAAACGGATTCTTTTTAGCGCAGTTAATAGAAACACATTTTAGGCTTGACAAGAACGTGACTTTTGACGTAAGCATTGCACATAGAAAGTATTACTCGTACGGTCAAAACCTTATAGGAAGCACTCACGGAGATGGCGCAAAGGTCCAGGACCTACCGTTACTTATGGCGCATGAATCAGATAAATGGACGCTATGTAAACACCGTTATATTTATACGCACCACTTACACCACAAAGTATCCAAAGACGTTATGAGCGTATGCGTTGAAACGTTGAGAAGCCCAAGCGGTACGGACTCGTGGCATCATAGAAACGGCTACCAACACGCACCAAAAGCAATAGAAGGATTTATTCACCATAAAAAAAACGGACAAATTGCACGTTTAACCCATTTATTTTAAATTGTAAATTTCCGCTTTTGTGATTGTAAATTTACTATCTTAGTACCGTTAAATACGTTTTTTCATAATAATAGGTTTCCCTGCATCATTAATTTGGTGCGGGGTTTTTTCTTTATTACCGTTCATCATTGATACTTACCGTTCGTCACATTTGCGGAATTACATCCGAGTTAGTTCCGTAGATTTGAAGAAAAACAAAAGCATGAAAGCAACATTAAACAAAAAGCTACACCAGAGAGCGCTAGACATTATCGAAATGATAGAGAACGCCCAAAAGCGGATAAAGGT